GAAGCAACAACCTGAGTCGGGTTGTAAGGAGCAGGAACAGTCTGGATCCACATCGGGTGGGTCACAGTTGTACCACCACCGCCACCAGCAGCCTGGATAGTGATCGTGCCGACCATACCAGAGTGGAACTCACACTGGTAGTAGTAAGTACCAGCGGATCCAATTCCAGGTGTCCAGGAAACAGTACCAGACTCAGTACCTTGGTTAGTAACACCAGAGATCTGGTTGCCAGTACCAGTACCAGCAGCAGTCTTCAGGTAGAACGGGTGACCAGATGCAGACACCGTGAAGTTGATAGTATCACCTTCGTAGAATGTCAATGCAGGATCGTTACCACTGACGTTACCAGTTCTGTCAGAACCAGAAACAGAATAATCACTGAAACTAGGTGCAGTAACAACTAAGTTATAGGTTTGTGGTGTGCTACCACCGCCACCACCAGTGGTGTAAGAAGCATTAACGTTAAGCACAAGGTTGTCACCGACGTTAGCAGCAATTGCAACGTCAGTACCTGTTGATTGTCCCGTGAAATCATAGTCCAGCGAATCATCTGCGGTAACAGACCAGTTGTAAGTAGATCCACTATACTGCTGACCGTCACGCTGTGTCTTCACATTCCAGGAAGACTGCATTCTGCCCAACGTGGTCGGAGATCCAGGCTCATCGTAACCAATAGGACCGTAAATCGGATAACCATCATACGCATAACCAATCACAGGAGAGTGAACTGTTCCGTTCGTGATGTCATCACCAGTGTGGGATGGCAGCGCAGCAGTGTTAGCAGTGGTGGTAACAGAAGCACCGTTGCCGTAACCACTGTACAGCGAACAGTAGTAGAACAGGTTAGGAGTATTAGGTTGGAGTTGCAGGTAGAGACCTGTGCCAGATTGACCGTCTCCAGGTGTACCCTGATAGCGGGTGCCAATCTCATACTCTACACCACCCTGAATGTGTACACCATCATTAGTTTCCGAAACACGGAACGGATAACCTGTGTTGGTAGAGTCGGACTGATCAAAGTAATAAGTATTGCCTTCAGTCAGAACAAGGTTAGGTGTAATACCACCATTCAGATAATACCTGTTACCAGATCCAGGATTTGAAACTGTAACAGTATAAGTTGTGGTAGATCCCTTCCAAGTATTGAGGAGGAAGTTGTTGTTAGTGTAGTAGTATGCACCATTGCTATCAACGATGCCACCACCATTGTCAGCACCAAACTTGGCACTATTAAAGATTTTGTTGAAAGTATAACCATCAGGGCAACCAGTGCCATCAGGTAGATCTGTATTCAGACCGTGAGAATAGTGACGCAGTTGAACACCATTCAATGCAACACCAATGCTAGTAGCAGCAGTGGTTGAAACGTGCGGATCATCAGCAATGTTTCTACCACCTCTGTATGTAAAGGTGTGGTTGTAAGACTGACCAGTAATACTGTTGCTGTTGTTAGCGTTCGGGAAAGAACCATACAGAGCAGGTTGCGGCAGGTTGTCTGCAGTAACAACCAGTGCTCTTGTAACAACGTTCAGCGAAGATGTAGTGGTAGATCCACCACCAGACACGAAAGAAGCGTCAGGAGCGTGAACTGTGTTACCTTGGTTTGCAGGAGCAGAAGGTGCGATCGTAACAGTAGGTGCTTCAGAGTAACCACTACCAGCATTTGTGATAGTAATGCTAGTGATCTCACCATCAACCACAACTGCTTGTGCTGCAGCACTAGAACCGCCACCACCAGAGAATGCAATCGTAGGCAGGTTAAACGGATTGTAACCAGAACCACCGTTGGTAACTGTGATACTTTCAATACCACCACCAGTCAGTGAGATAGTAGCAGTTGCAGCAGCACCAGAACCATCACCAGTGATATTCACGGTAGGAGCAGAGGTGTAACCAGAACCAGGCTGGTCAACATTGATGCTAGTGATGTTACCACCAGTCAGTGTGATACCTGCTGTTGCAGCAGCGCCAGCGCCACCACCACCAGTAAATGAAACTGTAGGTACGCTAGTATAACCAGAACCTTGGTTCTGAATCGTCAGGTTGTTAACATAACCTGTAGTACCACCAGAGGGGAACACACCATAGTCACCAGGCGCAGGGTGGTTATCGGAAACAATGTTTAGCAGACCACCTGCAATGTAGTATGCAGCAGTCGGGGATTCTGCACTAGAAACCCAAACGTCGGTAACAACATCAACAGCAGGGATTGCCTCAGGAACGCGAATCTGAATTCTGTCGCCAATTTGAGGATCAAATCTTGCATATTCTGCTCCCAAAGTGAAAGAGATAACGTTAGATGCAGCACCTGTACCGATCTTGGTATTGATACCATCAAAAGTAATCTCATCAATGTCGTCAACAGGATACACATTGACACTACCGCCGCCATATTCTTCACCAACGGGGACGCCATCACGCTCATAATCCCAAACAATAGTGCGACGGAGCCACTCTTTAGCGAGTTTGGGCACAGACTTACCACCGTAAGTAACTCTGTTCTGATAATTCATTCTGCCCAGATACTGAGCAACAACACCAGCACACAGTGGACCAGAGAACGATGTACCTCTAATCAGAGCATAGTAAGTGCTACCAACAGAGTTGTAAAGAGTGTTGGTGTTCCAGTAATAATGCGGGCAGTAGATAGATTCTCCAGGTGCACTAGTAGTCACACCTGAGCCATAGTTAGAGAACTTGGAGAAGGTATTGATGAAACCCGTCGCACCGACAGAGATCTTGTCACTAATACCCTCCATATTATATCTGTAGTCCTGAGGACCAGCAGTACGAGGACCAGGGTGGAACTTTGCCTGATAACCACCATATCTGGTGTTGTAACCGAAACCGTTACCAGCGGAGCGCACATAAACAATGCCAGAATCACTGACAAGATTCTCATAGTCATCCATAGCAGTGTCTGCTTCATAAGCACCACTATCGAATCCAGGTTCGTTCTGAGGAACATAAGGGAACACCTCAGAAGGAATAGCACTCACACCCAGTGATGCGTTCACAACAGCAGGTCTGTTGTTACCCTTCCAATCAGGATGACTCGGATCATTGTGATTAATGATCGCCAACATTGCGAACACATAGGTAGACAAAGCACCACTGCCCTGACTATTCTGCACTTTCAGTGCATAAATTCTTGCTTTACGAGAGAGACCGTGCTGCAAACCAGCAGCCATAATGGCACACTCTGTACCGTGACCGTTGTCGTCTTCGTTTGAGTTTGCTTCACCATTAACAGTATAACCAGAGTTATACCCAGGAACCTCATAAACTCTATATTCGTTCTGATTAGCAAGATCGTTCAGATCATCTGCATAATCAGGGTGGAACAATTCAGGGTGCAAGTTAGCACCTGTTGCAGATGTAGGACGTGATGCACCACGGACACCAGAGTCGATGATGTAAATATCAACACCATCACCTTCCTCGGTGTAAGAATAGAGACCGTAGTCCAAACCATTCTGCCCTTGCGTCAGACGTGAGAGGTACCACTTAGAGAACATCGTCACCTTACCAGAATCGGTAGATGCGACTGCTTCGTTATCTTGAATACCGACTTTAGAAGTTTCTCTAGCGTAGTAATAGAGCTGCTTCGGAGTCGTCTGACTCATCGTCAGTTCTATCCGCGCCCCAGCAGTACCAGGAGTACCAATACGAGACACACCAACAACGTATTCAGTGCCTCCGTTGTGAGTTCCATCTGGGGTCTCCGAGAATGCCAGGGTGTAGTTGAAGAGAGACGCCGATGAACAATCAATGTTCAAGACGTGTCCTGGCATTATATAATTGATTTCAGGGTTCTGAAAAGACCCATTGATATAAAACTTAGGACCGTAAGATGTATTTGTTACAGTCAGGGTAACACCGTACTGTGTACCAGCACCAACGGTGTAGGGAATAACGTTACCGTAATCAAGGGGTTTGATCTGCTGTGCGAGACTTTCGGTAGTATCTCCTTCAGCGACTAGGGATGCAGCAATATCATTTCTATTTTGCAGGGTAGATGTAGGAGGATTGTTTGCCAGATCCTCCAGAACTTCCTCGGGGCAGAACTGGACACCACCCTGTTCCTGACCTGCAGGATCAATAGAGATCTCTCTATCCCAGATAGCACCGATAACCTCAGGGAAATCATCACTCTTCAAAATAGTGATGAAATTATCATCTTTGCTTGCAAAATCAAGCATCACTGTCTTGAGTCTACTCAAGTCGTGAACATTCTGTAGTGAGGTAAAACGCTGTTTTGCTCTCTCGATTACAGCGTGTGCTTGATTTTCTTTAGAAATCCTTGCAATAATTCTATTGCTCATTACCCGAAATGAATACAGTACTTTCCCTGAAGGTTATTTATCAGATTACAGTTCTGCTTTGCTTCGTATCAGGTACATATGTTCCTCGTCAACGAACTTCTGCAGCTGCCACGCTGCCCCTCCGTGTTGCAAATCTTCCCGAGAAAATTTTTCCGATAATTCTCTATTCATAAGGCGATTTCTGCCAAATGCTTCACGGTCACTAATGTTACGGAACATCGACTGGTGCCACATCAGTGCAACATCTCTTACACCATCAGTAACTTCAGTAACTTTATGTCGCAACCCTGTAGGATAACTAAATGCCCATCCAGCAGGTAACTTAACAGACAAAATTTCTGTACCAAGTTCTATCAGCAGTTCACCACCTTCATAGTCATCAGGATTACTAAGAAAGATAGTTGTACTGACATCAGAGCGAAGTTTTTCATCGCCTCCCATTAATGTCGCATCGCAATGCCAATCGTAATGATGTCCTGGCAGATAGCGTGCAAATATAGGTAACGTCTGTCTGACTGGTGTTGTGAAATTCATCACCACGTGGTTTTCTTCCCACGAAGGTTTGATGAGATCCCACGCATTATAAGAGTTAGGATAATCCATCTGAAGATTACTCTTCAGATTTTTATCTGGGGATCCTGTGTCAGATCCATCTATCCAATCACAAAAATCATAAAAGTTACCGACGTGCTTTAGTTGTACTTCACTCAAAAATTCATAACGATAAAGCATAATTATTCAGGTTTAGTTGGCCAACCAGTAAAGTTATCGGGGTTATAAGGATCTGCCTGTTGCCCAGGAAGGTCTCTAAGTGCTTGACGATATGTTGCCCACTCTGTTTTCTTTTCAGCGGTGAGGGGCGAATCAGGAAGTTGTGTGAAATCACTATCAATCAGTTTTTGGTTCCTGAAAGCTTTCAATGTTGCCAAATTAGCAGGAACATTTGTGTCACCAACAAATTGTGACTCAGCGACAATGTTTGCTGCTTGCTCTGCGGCATCATCTCTCCACTGCTGGAAAGATTCTTCCAGTTTTGATTTCAGACCATTATAAACCTTGGTTGCTTCAATTGCAGCAGGACCACCATTGTTAGGAGTTCTATTGTAATTGTTAGGAATATCACCAGTAAGATCTGTCTGCTCAGTGATGTAGTGAGCAGGGAAATCTAATCCATCTCCATCGCTAAACGGTTTCCAGTAATAGAACCAGTCCAAGTTATCTACACCAGGAACGTGCCACGTACCAGTGATCAGAGGAAGAACCAGGGATTCCCACTCATCATTACTCAAGACAAACTGAAGAATTCCATTGCCTTCCAGCAAGAAACCTCCGACTTTCTTTTGTTGTACGGAAATTACAAGATCCGCTCTACTGAAATCTCGTGCTGCCATTTTAACTATTGAGAAGATACCACCCAGTCAAGATATATTTATCGCCTTTAAGAACTAGGTTCCCTTTATGGACGTGAGTATATCCTGCTGGCCAAATAACCAGGGTTCCTTGGTTTGCTTTAATGCGACGCTTCTGGTGCAGAAACTCAGTTTCACCACCTTCATAATCATCATTCAAATAAATCGCCCACACCAGAACCCTAGAAGAATGATCTAGACCCATCGCTTCATAATGAAACTGATGATAACCACCACCTTCAGGGGTGTGTTGCATCTTAATAGATGTACTGATCAGACCCTGACCACGAAGTTGACCATACTCAAAAATATAATGTTCTAAAGCAGACTGAATATATTGATGTGCTATCTTAGTAAGTTCGTGGTTATTATGGTTCAGAAGAATCTGATTATCATTCCTACCAAGAGAACCATTATGGAACTGAAATCTACCATCACCAACATTATCTTGAATGTCGGGAGAGTGTAAGGAATACTGATCCTTCAGTGTTCCCATCCAATCAGTAAATTGCTTACATACAGCGGCTGGCATAAGTCCATCCCAGACGCCTATAAAATCTTTAAATTCAACATTAGTAATGTTTTCGTCCAACATCAGTTCGATGGGACGAATAGGGGGTACACCTTCCATAATTAATCAGGGATAAATCGACACTCCACATTCGTTGTAGTTTCCTTCGAGACCACCGTACTGTGCGCGGAGTCCGAGTTCGTTACTAGCACCAACACCGATGCCATTAGCATCATTATATATCGCTTGGTCCAAATCCGCAAGTGTTGTAAAGGTAGAACCACCATTTGTTGTGTGCTGGTTGATAAATGCATTCATCCAACCATCAAATGCAGCAGCTTCAGGTTTTCTAGACATAATAGTACCATAACTGCTCAGAATTTGTGCACCAATCTGACCATATGTGAACGTACTCACAGCAGTCGTACTAGCATACGAAGAGTTTGTACCAGTAACAAAGTATCTATTGCTACCACTATTGAACGGATTGTAAGTATATGGTGCAGCAGTACCATATCTCAGGTAACCAAAGACGGTATCACCATACCCTGCAGGAGTTGTACCTGTGCCAGCAGTACAGTTGACAGTAACAGTAACTGTTCCGCTAGTACCCTGACCTGCAGGACCAGAAACAACCAGTTCGTAATCCTTACTACCGTCAGGCGGTGGACCCACACTGAAACTATCCGTTGTGGTGCCAGACAGTTGACTTGTGGTGAAACCAGTAGAAGACACCACTGTAGTAGCATCAGTGGAGCTCCAGGTCAATGTGGTTGTGCTGACAGGGTTAGAAGCGCCGCTACCAATCTCCATAACAGCAGGATTAGCAGTCAACGTTGCTGTAGGCAGTTGTGTGACTGTAACTGTAACAGTATCAGTTGTTGTACCTGCAGCGTTTGTTGCCGCAATAGTATATACTGTAGTGGCATCAGGCGAAGTTGTATAAGTGGTGCCAGTCAATGATGTCTGCGCATCCCATCCAGAATCTGCAGGACTGGAACTATATGTAATAGATGTAGCACCAGTAACAGTGATATCTAAGGTAGCACCAGGATCATCGTCAATGTTGATACTAAGGTTAGAAGAAGCACTGGTATCAATTGTGGGAACTGCCAGAGGATTAACCGTCAGTTCAGCAGTTTCTGTAGTCGAACCATTAGCATTACTCAGTGTAACAGTATAAGTTGTAGTTGTTGTGGGACTAACATTAACAGACTGATATGCAGCACTGCTAGCACCAGGAATGTTAGATGATACAAACGTTGTAGCATCATAAGAACTGTAAGTAACGTTAGCGGTCTCACCGAAGTCAATCGTACTCGGAGTAACACTCAGGTTGACTGTAGGTGCTGACGGAACAGTCACAGCAACGTCTTGTGTCACTGTGGTTGAACCATAAGCATTGCTCAACGTAAGCGAGTATGTCGTGGTCGCCGTGGGGGTAACGACAATGCTCTCCCCAGTTGGTACAGTAGCACCAAAATTACTAGCATCAATTGCAGTAGCACCAGGAGCACTATAAGTAATGGTGCTAGAGCTACCACTACTAATGCTGTCAGGAGAAGCAGAAATTGTGATAGAAGGTGCCGCAGCATACGTAACATTCGCATAACCAGTCTGTACCAGAACACTTTCATTATAGATTTGAATAGTATAACCAACAACTTCACCACCAACAGCAGACCCTTCCAGAGTCATTGATACTGTATCGCCAACAATGTAACCGCCTTTAGAGTTAGTTCCACTACCGCCGACGTTGATAGGTGATCCACTAACATTACCACCACTGGTTTTAGTTACCAGAATATCGAAATTATAAACAGCGTCACAACCTGCAATAGTGAAACTGGTAGACTGAGTTCCAGATGCAGTAGTAGTTGAGATGTTAAGAGGACCAAATGCATCTGGAACGTTGTCTCCAGTATCAGCAGGCGGTGGGGGAGCAGTGTATGCAGAACTACTAACTCCCAAGAAAATCATATATGCAGTTTCTTGGAATTCAGGTCGAATAGTAGGATCACTATCCAGACCCAGAGTAATACCTACCTCAAAAGAACATTGCGTTGCATCCGCTCCCTGCGGTTGCATATACGCTGACATTTGTGAGTGTGAAGGTCGAATGGTACAGGAACCATTGTTGATGCTAATGTTACCTTCATTCTGATTATTTGCCTGAACACAATAGGCATTATACCAGCTATTAAATCCGTATGCCGAAGAACTTGAACTAATATGACTGTTCTGACCTCTGTTTCCAATGGAATCTCCCCATCCTCTATGATAGGATACCGTTCCAGTAATACCCGACTTGAAAGAAAGCCAATGTGAGTGCTCTGCTCCAGATCCTTGCTGATCTGGCCAAGTATAAGAAGGACCACCTCTAGGATTAATTTTAAAACCAGTGTCGCCGTTACCAGGGTTGGTTCTATCAATTCTTGTACTACCACCCTGACTTGTGGTACTTGTCGCGTTTCCGTGATCGTGAGTAGGTTGAGAATTAGCGGTGTGATTCGACAACGCACCACTATCGACTACAATATGTCCACCAGAAAGAGATACAGAAGACTGTGCTGTTCTACTAGTGTTGTAAGAGATATTAGGTGATCCGACAACCTGTACTCTAGGTGCAACATCAGGAAGTCTCAGAACATTCTGACCACCATATGATCCACACGTATCTGTGTCGCCGCTATCGTGACCTTCTAGTTGAGGTGAAGATCCATCTTCAGGTCTAAGTCTACCAGTTCCAATTGGTCTTCTATCACGCAGATCAGGAACATTAAAAGATCCAGTAATACTAGGGAATGAAGCTTCATCGCCACCACTACCACCGTAAGTATTACCAATAATTTGATAGAGAGCAAGAAACTCGTTAGGATTCAGACTTCTGCCATTACATTCTTGCCATCCATCAGGAGCATAATAATTACCATTAGAATCTTTCGGCATCATCGCAATGGTGCCGACTTGGACTCCTGTCCACGCTGGATTCGTCTCGGAATAATACTTAGACATTAGAATTTGATGATATATTCTACGATCATATAGGGAGTTGTCACGTGATTTAAACTTTCTCTAGGATCTGCGTTGACATTTCCTTGACAGGAACTACCAGCAAAACTAATCGTAACCTGCTGTCTAGTGAACTGCAGGTGCTGAGCGACACTTTGACCAGATACACTATGATTGTGATTAATAGTACCGCCATTGTGGGAGATACTAAAAGTTTGAACATTACAACCAGTCAAATTAATATCTTTATTATCCTGCATATCAGTATCAACACTTTCAGGTCTAACATCACTTTCTTGCCAAGCAAAACCACCGTGATTATGACGAGCAACGTTCGCTGCTGATAAAGATGCAGAACTGAGACTAGTTCCAGTAGCAGTTAACTGCGGACTGCCAGAAATGTCAGCAGTCTTTGCTGCTCCAGTAACAGAACCATTAAATGTAGAATTCACAGTAGGTTGAATAGTTGCTCTATATCCAATACCTGCTCTCTCATATGTTCCGCCACCACTCATTGAAATATTGCCAGTAAACTCTTGACCAGCAGTACCAGATGGAATAAGTACCTTTGCGCCTAAGTTAGGAACACAAAATGTACCTGAAACAAAATCTCCAGCAGCATCAAATGTTGGATTTAATAGATTAGAACCCAGTAAACCAGGATTAAATCTACACCCAGGAACAGAACCACCACCATTAGGACCGACGCCAATAATTCTAGCAAGAGAAGGGTAATCTCTTGCTTGATATATTTTACCGTCGCACCTTAAGTATCCACCAGGAACTCTCTCGTCTTTTTCCGCAGTTGATTGACATTCTCTAGAAAAGGGGACAATAACTCCTGGCGCAACTCCCTGCGCTCCTTTTACTCTAGAATATACTTTTGCCATTAGTATGCTTTGATAATGTATATTGCAGTCTGGTACGGCGGAGTAAAATCCAAGGCAGCGTTACCTAAGCCTGGATTATTATTTAGGGAGATATTGTCACTTGTGTAAGACTCTTGATAGTTAGGAACTTGCATTCCTGCAGGATTTACATCATAACTAACTGAACTGTGCGAGTGTGCTCCACTAGGAACACTAAATCTATTGTTCTGATCATCATTAGGGCAACCAACATAGTTAGTACTCTTCTGATGCATACCACGAGAAGTTTGGAATGTTTGGTCACCACCAGATTCAGCACTAGGAGTACCACCATACTGGTTAAGAATAGTATTAACGGTTTGGTTGTGACCGTGTGCTGGTATGTTCTCCAATGACATCACCCTAGGTTGAACATATGCAGTCTGAGACCACATATTACCAGAGTTCTGAACTTGAGAACTATTATAAGAAATAGTTTTATTTGGTTTGCCGTCTACATTCCACTGTGCATACAAACCAACGTTATCAGTGTTGTTACCACCCTGACCAGTATATGTACTTCCTTTGTGGAAAGGTACTCTACCGTTGTTTAAACTAGGAACTTGAAAGTCACCAGATTGATCAGAACCACCATAGGTATAACCAATAACATCCTTCAGCAAAGGATAATTTGCATTCTGATATGTACCACCATCACATTCCAACCATCCGTGGGGGATGTCGCCATTACCCCCAGTCCACGCCATAATTGTACCGATCGCGGCATTTTTAAAGCCGCGAACTTCTGCTAGATTCTTAGACATTAGAGTTCAATGAGACGCCAACCAATAACTGCGTTGATATAAAGGAGACCAATACCTGCTCCAGGTGTCTGGATAACCAGTGTGCCGTCGGTAGCACCCTGAACAGGAATAGCGGTACCTGTCTTAACGATAATCGACTTATTATATGTAAGTGCATCTGTCACGTCAAGGATACGAATCTGATCACCCTTCTGTGCAGAAGGCAGTGTCAGTTCAACACTTGCACCAGAGAATGTAGTGACATAGTAGTTGATGTTGACTGCCAGGTTAGTATTGGTGCTAACCTCATCCCAGCGGCGACCAGCAGTAGGTGTGAAGTAACCAGTGACCTGATTAAGATCAACGGTACCATCAGCGTATACCTTAATGTTGTTATCACCACCATTGTTGATGTCAAGACCACCACCGTTAGCAGTGATGTTTCCATCAACGTCAAGGTTGCCACCGATGTTAGTATTGCTGGCAACACCAAGACCACCGTCAATAACAACAGCACCCTCATCATTGTCATTAGACTGCGCAGTGCTGTGTACTCTGAGTGTACCAGAGTTATCGGCATCGTTACCAATAACTGTGTTACCTGTAGCAGAATCAACGGTGAACGTTGTGTCAGCATTGATGTCAGTCTTCTTAATAGTAAGGTCATCACCCAGTGTCAGTGCACCAGTGGAGTGCATTCTGGAGTTAGGATCAGTCTCTGTACCATCGCCAACGAAATCAATCTGACCAGTAGGCACCATCTTAAGGCGCATATCGCTGTCATCGAAGACAGTGAATGCTTCTGTAGAACTGATCTCGATCTTGGTAGAACCGTTGACCCACAGTTTCTGCAGAGAATCAGGTGTTGCTTCACCAATGGACACATTGCTGTTGAGATCCATCTGGATACCGCCATCGGCATCACCGATACGAGCGGAACCATCTGCCTTAATAACCAGTGTTGCGGTAGAAGCATCGTCAAAGTGATCGTTGCTCCAGACTGCATCACCAACCACAAGATTCTGACCTTGCAGAGTGGCGTAGTTATTAGCACGATTTACATCATCTTGCTTGATATCGATACGAAGGTTGTCTGCACTAACGTCACTATCAAGGCGATACATCTTAGCGTTGCCGCCACGGATGAACAGATCCTTAGTAACAGTCAGGTCACCAACCAGTTCGTGAGAACCGTTGCTAAGAGCAGTCAGAGTACCGTCGATAGTCAGGTTACCGTTAGACTGACCGCCGCCAACAGATTCAACATCACCAGATCCAGCAGCGCCAGCACGAACAGTAACGTCACCACCAACCCAGAGACCCACAGAAGCGACAACTTCTACAGAATCACCAGTGTTGATCGAGACGCGACCAACACCGTTGCCATCGTCATCATAGACGCGGAAAGCGTGGATGCCAGTGGGGTTCAGGTTGTCACCACCAACCCACAGGGAGTTGCGGAAGATACCAGAACCTTCAACGTCCAGAGTCTGCTGAGGAATCACGCTACCATTGGTAACGCGAGTGTTCTTCAGGTTGACACCCAAGCGCATATCGCTGCCTGTAGCAATCGAAGTAGAACCAGCGCCAGTGGTGTAGGTGGTCAACGCATCAGCGCCGATAACACCCCATTCTCTCCATCCGTAGGAAGGAGTCTCGCCTTGCTGGAAACCATCGATCTGACACCAGATCCAACCCATCGTGGTGTTGTAGTTGATGTTAGCGATACGGTGTGCTTCGCCAACAGTCTCAGTACCACGCAGTTCAATCGTACCCTCTTGCTTAAAGGATTCCGATGCAGGAACAGTCTTGTCCTTGGATGCCTTGATAGAATAGGTAAGACCAGAGGAGACGTTTCTGGGGTTGAGTTCCCAAACAGCAAACTGAATTGTGTTGGGTTTGAAGGGAGGGTTGAAGACCATATCAGTCTCAACCAGTGCGGGGTCAACACTAGAAATACCAGTGTTAGCAACCGACTTGATTGTCAGTGAACCAGGGTCATCGCTACTGTTAGCAAACTGATCGCCAACCTCAATGGTGACAGGTGTGGAGAAGAATGTACCGCCAGGTGCAGAGATCTGGAAGTCATTTTGCAGGTCAAACTTGACTTTGTTGTTAACAGTCAGAGTATCAACCGTGAGATCGTTGGTGTTCTCGTCTTCGTCAGCGTTCTCACCAGCAACTCTCAACACAGAGTCGTCAATCTTCGTCTCTTCACCAGAGATAGCGTTGATACGCTGGTTACCCACGAACAGGTCACCGTTAGCGTTCAGACCAGAGTAGAAGACCACACCGCCGTCTTGACGCTTCGCCTGAGAGAACAGGACTTCATCGTCAGAGAGCACATACTCCTGTCTAGAGGGGAATGCGGTGGAGTAGTTACCAGGACCGAAACCAGTGTATTCAAAGGTGTGGTTACCAGAACGTGCCTGCGACGGACGACGCAGTTCCATATAGACACGACGGTCAGCAACAGCATTGCTGGTGCCTTCGATACCAATCCGACGATCCTCACGAGAGGCAACTGCCTTGCCATCTTGTGCTTCCAGAGTAACTGTTGAGGATCTATCAAGGTTCGCGATCAGGTTTGTAACCGATTCCTTAGTGATGCTGTTCTTGTTATCGTCAGCGGTAACAAGACCGTGGACATAGTTGTCAGCAACAGAGATAGTTGCAGGAGCATCCTTGACGGTTGAACCATCACCGTCGGGGTCAAACCACAGCGGATCATCAGCAAACAGTTCAGGATACAGTCTCTCAGTCGGGTGACCAAACTTAAAGCTGTTAAATTCAGTAACAGAAGGAGAGAAGTCGCCACGCAGACAAGTCAGGTAATAGATACCATCTTGCTGGTTGTAGATTCTGCGGCGCAGAGTCTTGACACGATACACATAGTAGGTGTTTTCGACTTCCTCAACATCAGTGACGCTAACAACCTTGTAGTCTTTCTGGTTACCATCTGCCTCGTCACGAACAAAATCGCCAGGGGTCAGAGTGTAAACAGGAGCGTTACGAATAACATACTGTCTACCAAGGTCATCATCATACTTCTTAAAGTCGTCGCGGCCACCGTTAGGTTTCTCAGCAAGAATACCCGTAGCAGAACCGCTAGCGAGAATAGTAGCAGCGCCACTGTCATACTTCAGGTAAGGAAGTAGAGCGAAGTCACTACGTAGGATAAGGCGAGTAACGCCACCTTCAATATAAACCTTGTGGACTGTAGGCAGGTTACCACTAATCTGAGTGCTTTCAGAGAAACCAGACCAAGCAACTGCCAGACCTTGAGTGAACACACCACCAGAAGTGCTGCTCAGTGTAACCTCAGTCAGGATTGTACCAGAGGTCAGTGCAGTACCAGCAGCGATGTTGGTATTAATAGTATGATCAAAAACCGTCAGTTCAATGCGGTTAGTACCACTGACACTCTTCTCTCTTGCAGATTCAATAGTAAACTTAACACCACAATCAGAAACCAGTTGCTTACTGTTGCCAGTCAGATATGGATCGTAGTTAAAGTCATTCTGGATTTCCAGGTTATTGCCATTAGGATCAATAGTAGGAGAACTACCAAAGAATACAGGCATATCTGGAGTGCCATCCACTGCTTCCAGAATAACTTTCTGGGGTCTTAGTCTTCTATTCTCGTCAGTTCTGACTTTAAGGACATAACCGAGCAGGGGTTCTCTAACGTTGTCGATCTCCTTCGGCACAACGTATCTGAGTCTGTAGATACGGTCATCTTCCCTACGGCGATCGTTGATACGCTTGATGTAGGTGTTGGAGGTGGAGATGATTTCTTCATTGACATATTCATCCAGGGTGGATACACGGTTGAAGATCGTGTTAGGTTGCTGAGCTGTATTCAGCACATCCAAGTACCACAGACCACTGCGGTTTGGAGATGCAGTCATCTCAGGGTCATACTTCAGCGGATGTCTGGTATTACAGGAGAACACAAAGATCTCATCTTGACCGCTGACACCAACGGTACCACTAGAAGAGAAAGAATACGGAATACCACCGCCTTGGATTGCAAGTGCTGCAGTCTCTGCAACCTTGAACTTATTGATGTTGCCACTTGTATTGTCATAAATGGCATAGTACATCTTATTCGCATCGATGCCACCAGGCAATTGCGAACCAGGCTTAGCACGGAAGAACACAGCAGTTGCTGCTTTCGTGGCGAAACCTTTGTCAAAGACGTGGGGTGACTCCAGGGTGAATTCGTTAGTTGCAGGGTCAGCAACAGTAACCTTATACTTAAAGGGAGTCGGGTTCACATCGAAGATGTACTGATACATCTCAATCTGGACACCAGCGTTCAGTGCCTCAGGAATGTGAATAGCGTTACCAGCAGCAGCGTCATCCTCAGATGCTGCGAGCAGGAAGGTGTTCAGATCCTCTGTGGGGAAGGTTTGATCGGGAGGAACTGGTGCTGTGTGGCGACCAGGAGCGATCACATAGTAGACCGTGTTGGGTTCCAGACCCTTAGGCAGTCTTACCAGAGCATCGTCAATGTTGGAATTAGTTCTTTTAGGAACCAGTCTGACAGGTGTACCAGTGTACAGACCGTGAGACTCGGGACAGGTGAAGATCGTAGCACGATATGTAATAGTCTCACCTTGAGCATTCTGTACCGACTGTGTTGCAGTGGACAGAGTATTAACAGTGAAGGTGTCGAAACCAGAAGGAGTCAGTTGTGCAGACTTCTCCTGAGGACCAGATTCACCAGCAGCAATGTCTGGATCCAGTTTCGCATAGATTCGATCATCACGCTTACCACCGATCTTGTAGTCCTGCAGGATATAAGTTGGGGTGTTATCAGGATCAGAAACTTCCTCAGCTTCACCATACAGATAGACACGAGTAGAACCAGAAGGTTCCTTCGATGCCAGAATGTCAACACCGTAGTATGGAGGTTGAACGGTGTCGTCGAGATCAATGGTCTCGGGAGGAACAATGTCGGTAACAAATCCGTGCTTATCTTGGAAGAAAGCAAATCCCTTGTATCCGATAGCATCCAGAGCGGTGTTACCGAAGTTAGAGTTGGAGTTGGTGATCGAGATGTCAGCACCAGACTCAATCAGGAAGTGATCTGCGAAACCCACCGCGAAGATGGACACAGCCTGAATGAACGCATCGTTCGACAGTCTGACGTGAGCGTTTCTCCACTCGTTCTTAAAGTATGCTCTACCATCAGTGTGGTAGGGAGTGGTAGCAAACGAACCTGTTGCCAGTTCTTCAGGGTCAGTGACAGCAACGCCGTTCCAAGCAGATTCAAACTGCGCAGTCTCTTCGTTGAACTTGGTGAATGCGCGGTCGTCTTTCTGCAGTGACACACCAGTGTACTGTGCGCACACCATCGACTTGAATCCAGTAACCTTAGATCCGTCAGCGTGCATACCTGCCAGACCCCAGGTAGAACGAATCGACAGGTTAAAGATATAAGGTGATGCGGAGTCAACCGTATCGATCTCTGCCTGAACAATAGCGTTCTCGTTCAGTCTGTTTGGTGGCAGTGATGCTGTAGTATATGTTGTACCAGAAATCAGCGATGTGATGCTGGTATTAACACGGTAATAGAAAAGAGTATTATCTGCAGGGTCAAGACGGGTGATTAGGAACGAACCGTGCAGATCGTTAGTCAGTCCAGTATCGTCAATAGTAACAAACTGACCCACGAAGTAACCGTGAGGCGCTTTTGTCTTGATCCTGATTTCAGTTGCGTTGCCACCCAACGCCTGAGGAGTGATCGACTCGATGACCTTTTTGTCAGAGAGAGGACCCACAATACGGTTTTCCAGGTCCGTCTCAGCAATAGCGCCGTCGGTATTGATGTCGGTGACCATATTTTCATAGGCATCACCAATCTTGTCGTAATAGAGTTCCAGATCTTCAGCGTCTGCAAACTCAAAGTTTGTAATCTTGTGGTGGGAGAAAGTCGGATCTGCCTTATTACCAGAGGCATCAAAGTAAACCTTCTGCTTACCATCAAAAATCGAGAATTGCCAGAAATAGCAACCACCAGTTACATTAAAGATGGATGTAGTAGGAATACTAGTATCCGTCGGGTTTGGCACATACAGAGGACGAATCTTAGTCTTCCTGAGGTCCATACCCACCAAGGAGGTACCTCTAGGAACAATAACACCACCAGTAGTAGAGTTAAACTTATAAAGATCGTTCTGGGAGTTACCCAGATCGAAGTTCACATTGCTTGTGAAGTCAGGAATTTGAGTGGCACTCGCAACACCAGGACGGTTGTCAATATAGTGGTCTCCAGGAGACAGCACAACCGTAAATTCGTCAAATCGGTCGTTATCAGGACCTGATTTATACGAAAATCTAGCAACTTCCAGGAAAGCTCTCTGAACGCTCCTGAAAGGTCTAGTCGGGGAGTTACCCCTATTGTTTACGTCATCTGACGCATTAAAGTCGTCAGGTGACACATAAACAAAGCGTCCAGTCTTACTGGAAATTAGATTCTCTAGTCTGGTAAGTGCCATTACCTAAAATATTATGATGGTGGTTGTCCTGTTTGATATTTATCAGAGGAACATTCCCTTGTCTGACAAATATCTTAGTGTGGTCTTCATATCGCCAATGTGCTTCAAACCGACAGCACACTGTGGATATGTTGCGTCTTCACCAAATTCATTGCGAAATTGATGATCCTCGAAATGTTTACCTAATTCGTATTTTTGGAAGTCATCGACTTCACTGAGATTTTCCAAAAGTGCTGCTAGACGCTCACACTCTTGGCTGCCGTTGCTATACAGTACTGCTGTGGTCATACTCAATTACAATTTTTTTATAGGAAGAATTCCTATCAACCACTATGTAGTGTTTTACTTCACCGTCAAGAAGTTCACCGATACTTTGTACAAGATTATCAGCAATATTCTTGTTAGAGGCTTTACGCCAGTCTTCAGCGTTGGAACTAGTCACGTTGTCTCCAGTCATCAGGTTTATCTTGCTTGAACCAATCTACGATTTCATCAGCACCGCTGAACCCCGTTTTGTAATTAGATGGGTCGGGGTCGCCTAATCCCATCTTATTCATAAAATCATCCATACTGCCCTCCTCGATATCTTGAGCAGCTTGACGACGTGCTTTGTTTAACCAG